GTGCTAACCTATGATAAAATAAAAGTATTAGCGAAAAGATTAAATGAACTAAACTTTGATATCGAAGTGCGGAAAAGAGAGCTAAGAAAAATGGTTGTTGAAGCATCAGCTTTAGGAAAGGATGATATTGTAAATTGCATTTTAGAGACTATTGAATCGCTAAACACGTTTATCAATAGTGATTTCTCTAACATCACTAATATACAAGAAATTGACACTCTTACATGTCCAGAATTACACATAGATTATGAGCAACACTACGGCAACAAAATATACGGAGTATAATATACACGGTAAAGGTGTACCAAAATTACAACACGCGGAAGATTTAGAAGCTGCTTTAAAATTGCTATCATCTAAAATCGTATATGATAGATTAGAGAAAACTGTAAGAAGTGGCCCTGTAGACCCCAACGCTCCTCATGCTATTAATGCATCTTTAGCAAAGCTCACTGACTCAGATGTAATAGACCTATTGCCAGTATTAAAGAAATGTTTTCCTTCATTAAGATTTAGAGTAAGTGGTAAATTCATATACGGACCTGGTGATGCTATTGATGAGCATACAAACTCTAATGACCCGTCAAACACACTCTACATAACGTATGCAACAGGCAAGTCTAAATTCTCATACCGATTTTCTCTAGATGATGACTTTATCGATACATATGACGTTGTTGATGGCATTACCTTGAGAGCATTTGAACTTACTGCTCATGAGCCTTACACTTATCACAAAGTTGAGTGTGAATCAGGTTATAGAGTTTCAATTGGTTTGAGATATGTCAGTGTTTGAGCAAACATTCAGTAATCATACCTTACCGGGAGATAAGTATATTGATATAAAATCACTAATTGTTACGCTCAACGCTATAAGAGTATTAGAATATAATGATATTTACGATATTAGTAATACGACATGCCGAGATAGCCCACTAAAAGAAAGTGTCATTAATTTTTATAAAAAAGAAGGGGTGTGTAAAGACGCTATTGTTGTAACAGATGATAATTTTTGTTTAGATGGGCGGCACCGAGTATCGTACAGAAAACAAATAGATGAAGTGTACTGCGCTGCATATATAGTGCCTAGAAAGTACGTCAATAAATTTATTAAAAGACGCTGAATTGTAATAGTTTATGCAAGAAAGTCTACAAGCGAAAGTGATAAAGTTATAAATAGATAATAGCATGGCAACTTATTCAAATCTTTTCATTGATCAGGGTTCTAACTTTACTTCGGTCATCGATGAAACAGGCGATTTAGATCTTACGAACTATAGTGCTATAGCTAAGATTGCGAAGTCGTATGATGGCACTGTTAAATCTACGTTTACAACGAGCATTGACATTGCGACATCTAAAATAACAATTTCTTTAACCGCTGCTCAAACCGCTGCGTTAAAACCAGGAAGATACGTGTATGATGTTATCATTACTGATGATTCGTCACCAGTCGTAGTAACTAGGGTTTTAGAAGGGCAGATCCACGTAACACCTGGAGTTACATTCGATGCTTCTGCTCCAGAAGTATAAGGACATTTAGCATATAAATAGAATTATGGCCACACCAAATACACGACAAAAACTTATAGACTATTGTTTAAGAGCATTGGGCCATCCAGTTATTGAGGTTAATGTTGATGATGATCAGTTGGAAGATCGAGTTGACGAAGCAATTCAGCTTTATCAAGAATTCCATAGTGACGCCATTGTGCGAAACTTGTTAAAACACCAAGTTACACAAACCGATATTGATAATGGTTATATCAGTATAGATGCTAATACGAACATTCTTTCAATTAATAATGTATTCAACGTCGATAACACCAATTCTGGAACATCAATTATGTCAGTTGATTACCAGATACACTTAAATGATATTTTTGATCTAGGTGGAATATCGGGTGGAGGATTAGTAAACTACGAGTTAACAAAGCAATACCTTTCTTTAGTTGATCGTAACATTAATGGTGTGTATGAAATGATTGAATTCAGTCGACACAAAAATAGAGTTAACTTCCACGCAGAAACATTAACGGATGTTGGTGTAGGAAATTACGTAGTATTTGATGGCTATAGCGCTGTTGATCCTGAATCGTTTGCTGATGTATATAACGATATGTTTTTAAAGCGTTATACAACAGCGCTCTTTAAGAGACAATGGGGTCTTAATCTTATCAAGTTTGAAGGCATGACTCTTCCAGGTGGTGTAACACTTAACGGGCGCCAAATATATGATGACGCTATAGCGGATATTGAAAAGCTGGAAGAACAAGTAAGACTTCAACACGAATTGCCACCATTAGATTTTATTGGTTAATATGCCTAGGAATGTTCATTTTAGTCAAGGGACTACCGCAGAAAAAAGACTCTATGAAGACGTTGTTATAGAGGCTCTGAAGATATATGGTCACGATGTTTATTATATTCCTCGGTCAATCGTTAACACAGACTTTATTTTTAATGAAGATGAATTGTCTAAATTCGGTGAGGCGTTTCAAATTGAAATGTATCTCGAAAATGTTGATGGCTTCGAAGGAGATGGAGATCTGTTGACCAAATTTGGTGTTGAAATACGAGATAGTGTTAACCTAGTTGTTTCCAATCGTAGATGGGAGCAGCTTGTTTCACGGTTTCAGAATCCTACTGAAATAAGACCTCAGGAAGGTGATCTAATTTACTTCCCTCTTGTGAATGGTCTATTTGAAATTAACTATGTTGAGGATGAGACACCGTTCTATCAATTACAGAATATTCCAACGTTTAAGCTAACGTGTCAACAGTTTGAATATAGTAATGAAGAGCTTGATACAGGAATTGATGAGATTGATATCTTTGAAACACGATACGCTATTCGAACACGAGTTAATCTTGGAAGTGGGAGTGGTGAATTTGTAATAGGTGAAGATGTAACTCAGACCAATGGTACCCTAACAATCACTGGAGAAGTTGCAACTGTAGGCGATACGTATATAGATGTTGTTAATCAAAGAGCAAGTGATAGTAGTAATACTGGATTTGTTCCAACAACTGGTAGTTGGGGTAACATCACCGGTGCTAGTGGTGATTATGCTATTGCTACTATCGATTCATTCGATACGATTGACGATAATGATCCATACGCTGATAATCCGGATTTTGAAGTTGAAGGAAATTCCTTTATCGATTTTAGCACCACTAACCCATTTGGAATGCCAAACATAACTAGTTAATATGTTAAACGGAACACACTTTTATAATAAGACAATACGCAAGTCAGTTGCAGTATTTGGCACGATATTTAATAATATCAAAATTTTGAGAACTGGTGCGACTGAAGAAAAGGTGCCAATTTCGTATGGGCCTCGGAAAAAGTTTTTAGCTCGTATTAATTCAGATTCGACAGGTTCAAAAAGTGAGACGATAGCAATTAAGTTGCCAAGGATGAGTTTTGAAATTACGTCGATAGAATACGATTCAACGGCAAAACTAAATAAGTTTAATCAGCGAGCGTTACCTATTGATGGTGATAATTCTCGTGTAGATTTGCTTTACCAATCAGTTCCATACACACTTGGAATGCAATTAAATATATATGCCGAAAATCAGAATGAAGCTTTACAGATAGTCGAGCAAATCATTCCTACCTTTTCTCCAGAATATACTATCGCGATTAAGGAATTAGAAGGTGCTGATACGACGACCGACGTTCCAATTGTTCTCAATGGTGTTACTTTTCAAGATGATTATGAAGGAGACTTTTTAACTAGAAGAAGTATCATATACACTCTTGATTTTGGTATGAAAATTAAATTCGCTGGTGCAACGACAAAGAGTGCGATTATTCGAAAGGTTGATACATTCTTTTTCGCAGATAAGGACGACCGTGATACACTGAAACTCAATGAGCCATACGGCACAGAAAATGAAAACGTCCGCGTTGCAGTGGATGACGCTGACGCCGCACCTCTTGACGATAGCGACACAATAACAACGACGTTTGGATTTGACCATGGATAAAAAAAATGAAATATATGATGCGCTCGAAGAAAACCTTGACATTATAAAAAAACCTAAGTCTTCAGTGTCTAATGAAGAAATCATAAAGGACACCGAGAGTGACGTTGAATATTCTCGTGATAAAATGAAATCTTTAATAGATCAATCGTGCGAAGCGATTGATACGATGATGGCGCTGGCGTCAGAGTCAGAACATCCTCGAGCGTTTGAGGTTCTTGGTACAATGATAAAGCACACGAGTGAAATGACTCAGGATCTTGTTAAGTTGCAGAAGTCGCGACAAGATATTACACAACAAAAGAATGGGCCTTCAAGTACAACTACGAACAATTCAATTTTCGTAGGCTCTACAACCGAGTTGCAAAAATTCTTAAAGTGTAGAACTGATGATGAAGAAGAAAAAACAATAGATGTCACAGAGTAATACGATTAACGGCACAGGCGGTTATCTTGGAAATCCGCTT